GGCTAGGCTAACATCACCACGACGCAAATACACACCACCGCAGTTACCTGCAATTCGCACACCGCAAGCGCCAGCCGCATTTTGACGAACAAATCGAATGTTGCCATCAATAACAATTTCAGCACCATAGCTGTCGTTGGCGTTGCCACGCATCCGCATTCCATCTTGCGGGGTTACGCACCATCCACCAAACACGCCTACTGTATCAAAGCGGTCAAAGTACCAGCCGTAATACAGACGATGGCCTCCAGCGGTGGTATATAAATCTTGCGTTCCTGCACTGACGTTTTGCCATTGGCTATCAGTTACAAATCTTGCATTAAAAGCGTAACCACCAGTTTTTGTGACTGACGACCAAACTGTAAAATCTTGGAACAACAGCCCGCTAATTTCTGTGCTGCCGTTACCAAGCGTAAAAATGTCAGCAGTCAACGAATTTGTTTGAATGACAGAACCTACGCCATCACCATAAATTGTGGTGTTATTGGCTGTAATTGTTAAAGCAGAAGATGTTTTGTAAACACCCTTGGGCACATACACCCGTTTTCCAGAGTTAATTGCCGCTTGAATTGCAGTCGTTGAATCAAGTACGCCCGTTGAATCTGCGCCAAAATCTTGTACGCTGACGTATTCAGACAGTTTGACTTCAACGTTGGTAGCCACAGAGCCAGTAAAAGGCGGGGTGTATGAAACTTGAGAAGCATCTACAGCACCAGCGCCTTGCTGTTGGCTAGTAGTGAACTTAACTTGTGCGCCCACATGGAGACCTGACACAAAGGTTACAGTGTCGCTGTCAGTCTCGGTGTAAGCGTACTGTGCGCCTGGCCCGTACTGGTTCACACCATCCACAAACACAGACAAGCTGTTAGTGCCAGGCTGATAGCTGATCGACAGATTAAACACTGTCTGATTAGCCGTAGCCGTAATGATCTGTTGGCTATTGGTAAACGAAATAAAGTTGGAATTGATGCCACTAATATTGTCGTAAGTGCCAATTAAAACGTTGCTTGAGTTGTTCAGAACAAACTTGTAATTGATGCTATCAGTTAGCCAAATTTCGCCTGTAGGAACACGACCCGCTGAATCCAAAATAATTGGATTGGAGTGAGCAATTGAACCTGCTGAAGTTGTGTAAGTTGTAGCAGGGGTGGAACTGCCAGCCAAATAAGTGAAAATCTTGCCACCCGACAGAACATTGCCATCGTTGTCAAAGAACTGTGCGGCAACGCCACCTACGGGAGAGAGATTAACAGCCATTTAGACTACTCCAAAACAAGTTTGCCGTTATCTTCTTGCAAAAGGTCGAATCCATCTTCTAGCAAGATAACGCCACGTTCATGGGCAATTCCAAGCGTACACATGAAGCGATACGCTCTAATTCCAAATCCCCTAATCATAAGCCTTCACCCGCAATCACTTCAAAAGCGTTGGCAGTGTCCGATTTCAACCAAACGTTAGGGGGCAAAGTAAACACTTCAACCGATTCAGGAAACATTCCAATCACGTTCTGTGATGGGCTTCCCGCTGTGGGAGTTGTAACAGTTCCAATGGTAACAGCCGCACCTGTTGGGTCAGCGGGTTTCCAACCAAAATAGGCTGTATTTACTGACAGATTGCGGATGCGATAAGAAAGAGCATTTGCGTTATCTTGTGTCTTGATTTGAACATCAGATGTTGTGACAAGATAAGTCTGCCCTCTAGGGGTAAATGCGTTGACAGTTGACATTTATGTTCCTCAGTAGGTTCAACAAATTATAGGCTTATAAAAAGAAAAAGCCACCCCTTTTGAGGGTAGCCTTTTCAATTATTTCATGCCAGATTAAGGCAAGAAAGTGAGGTCATAACCATAAATAAACACATCAGCCGTAGCCGCTGCGCCTTGGGCTGTGGTGCAACGAATATACAAGGGTGTGCTTGTAATTGAGTTGGTAGAGGTTGCCGCTGTCACAACTACTGCGGTAGTCGAGTTGTTACCCGACAATGCGTAAGCTGATTTAACGGCTGTGCCTGTTGCACCAGCGCCTGTGTACACAGCCAATTGTGCGGTAGTCAAGCTGATGCTTGCATTTGCAACAATAATGCTTTGTACGCTGACGTTACCAGCACCCAAAATGGGGGCAATGGTGTCTGCAACTGCGTTGAGGTTGACACCTTGAGCAGAGGCGATCAAGCGTAAAGCCTGATTGGTTGCCAAGTTGATTGGGTGATTGGAGACTGTGGTCGCTGCGCCTGGATTAGCCATGATGCATTTTCCTTTCTTAGTTAATTAAGCCGCAACTCGGCAAGCGAGTTCGGGGTATAGAGGAGCCCAGCCATACAACACATCAACACGAGTCGGAATGGAATCGTTATTGATTGTATATTGCCTAATCACACGCATGGAAAGTCCCAACTCTTTGTCAGAGGCACGACCAGCGAACACAACGCCATCAGGCAATTCTAAGTCAGCAGTAGCCAAGGTAAATGCATTTTTGTGCATAACGATGTTCTGTGGTGAAGCAGTGCCAGTGCTGTTGAATGGAGTCACAACAGCAGATGCGCTTGTAGAAGCAACAACCACGTTTTGGAACTGACCACCAGTGATGACAGCGGGGCTGACAATCACAGAGGTAGTGCCAGAGGTGGCAACAGCCACATCAGCGGTCACGACAAAGTTACGCAGTTTGCCAGAGCCGTAAGCAGAACGATTCTGTGGGTTGGCTGCAAAAATGCCAGCGATCTGAATCACATCGCCTTGCTTAAGACCAGCGGTTGCTGTAGCGGCTGTCAAAGCAATGGTAGAGGTTTGCGCCCAACCAGTTGACAAGAAGCCTGTGCCAGTGGTGGTAGCGCAAGACAATGTAGCAGTAGCGTATGAACCAAATGTTTGGTTCACAACGTTCTGATCCATCTTCCAGTTCATGCCAGCAGAGTCACGACCCATCATGCCCTTTTGGTATTGCTTGCCAATCACATCGGATGGAACAAACAAACCCTTCAAGCTGTCCACAATGGTTGCGCCTGTGAAAGGCTCAACGATACATGAACGACGACCATCACGGGGTGCGCCTTCAGCATCCAAGTAAGCACCAGCGGTCAAGTAGGTGAGCAAGGATGTGGGAGGAGTGCCAGCAGTGCCAACGATGTTAGCAGTTGCGTTCTTAGCCATTGTCAGACCATCAAAGTCAATCTTGTTGGCTACAGCGGCAACAGCGGGCTTCAACACACGATCAGAGAACTGATCAAGGCTCAAAGTCAAGTCTTGTGTGGTGAACTGTGTGTCAACGTGAAACTGAGTTGACAAGGTAACGGGAACAGAAGTCTCGTTAAAGTCCTCAACGTTCAAGGCAGGGCCAGTAGTGCCGATGAAACGGCCTGGTCTACGAACGTTCAGTGTGTTACCGATCTTTGCGCCTGAAACAGCGAATTGATCATCATAGTTGCGGTCAACTTCAGAGGAGAAAGTCAACTCGTTTTCCAAGACCATCAACGCTTCGTTGGTGATCATGGAGATGGTAAGCAGATTATTGCTCATTTTATTTCCTTAAAAGAATGGGTTTATGTCAGCGGATTCGCCCTGCAAGTCTTGCCGCTTTCCAAGCCTGATACGAACCATGAAAATTCCCATCGGAAGTTAGATTCACATCACGCCCATTAGCCGCAGACCTAATCGGGTTGATCGGTGCTGGCGCTTTACTTTTCCCAACAACAGTCTTTGTCTGAGGCTCAACTTTTTCAAATTGTGCCTCCAATTTCCCAATAGTTCTTAATGCGGATGTGACTGTCATGCCTTGCAGTTTTTCAGCTATCTCAGGATTCTCAGCTAAGTGGTACAGGATTCGAGGGCCAACATCTGATTCAAAAATTGCGTCCCGCACTTCGTTGCTTACGACAACATCGGCAGACCCAACCATATTCTCAAAATCTGGCATCTCAGATTTAGCAGATTCAACTCGCTTGGCCCAAGTGTTTATCACTTCTTGCCTTTGAGCCTCTGCCTTTGCCTGAACTTCCTTTTGCTTTTCCTCACCTAATCGCTGATCAACCCGATAATCTGTCAATGCTTTCGCATATTCATACATATCGGTAAACTGCTCTGGTCTAGGTTCTTCAGACGCTTCAACCTTTTGGGGCTGATTTCTGCCTTCTAGTTCCTTGACCTTGGCTTCTAAAGATTCCCTTGCTTCACGTTCCCGCTGGGCTTCTGCCCTAGCTTCTTCACGTTGTTTGGTTATCTTCTCAAACCGTATCTCCAACTTAGGATTTCGTTTTCGATCCTCTGTTGTTGTCGCTTCCTCTGACGCTTCAACTGGTTCACTCTGCCCATTATCAACCTGTTGCGGCTCTGCACTAGGTGCAGCCTCGCTAGGCTTTGAATCAGCTAAACCCATTCTCTTGGCGTTAAATTCGGCTAAATTTTCACTTGTCACCACCATAGTGGAGACCTTTGGTTGCACTTGTGGTGCTTCCTGAACTTCTGACATTGAGTTTCCTCAAAGAATTTTCCCAATGAGCCTCACTGGTAAGGTTTGAGTAATTATTTACCCTAATTCATTATCTGTCAATTATTGTTGCATAAATGGATTCTGATCTTGGTCAATGTCCAAATTTGCAGCAATCAAATACTGTTGTTGTTCAGCGTTTAAGCGGTCGATCTCAGCCAACAATTGATTGGGAGGCA